TTTTTATATCTTGTTACAAAAAAACTATGAACAAGATAAAAGAAATCCTCAAAAAAGCTTTAAACTATCTTTATGTAATCATCGTATCCGCAGTTTGTTTCATCGTGGGTTATTATTTTAATTTCATTGTTCAAACCGTGAATGGTGAAAAACACAAAGATCCCAAGTTTATTGGTAAAGATGAAGTAACTTTGGCAATAGATGAATACGACAATCTTATTCTAATTGACAAAGGTGATGGGTCTTATAATGTTTATCAGGACTCTGTCGGTATTTCTATTTTTAATCTTTATGCTAAAAGTATTTGGAACTCACACACAAAGACAACCAATGAAAAAACCCAATAACTTCAAACTTCTTGTCCTATTTATTTGTCTTTTAGTTTCGGGATGTTTCCTTTGGGTTCTACATCTTAAAACTTCCACAACTGAAAGTAAGGTGTTATATCAAATGGGTGGTAACTCTGAGTCACCATACTGTTTGCAACTATACCACCTAATAGAAAAGTATTCAGAAGAATATAATGTTCCCAAACATATTGCGTATAATGTCGCATATAAAGAAACAAGATATATGGGACCATTTCATTGGAAATACAATCCCAAACAGACTTCCCATGCTGGTGCGATCGGGGCAATGCAGATCATGCCCCGAACTGCCACTTGGGTTGAGAAAAGAAAAGTTCCAACCAAGGAGTTGATGAATAACTTGGAATTGAATGTGAAGATCAGTATGAAGCTTCTCAGTGATCTACATAAAAAATATAAAGATTGGGGTATTACTTGTGGATACTACAACACAGGTTATCCGATTGTTAATGACTACGCATCATTTTGTGTTAGTAAGAAGAACTACAGATCAAACTGGATTAGTCTTTGATTCTTCCATTTTCTCCTTTAGTTTCTCAACAAACTCTTGTTGTAACATCTTTGTAAATTTAACATAAGGAGCGTCATCATCGTCTTTAGATTTCTTTCTTGGTGTTGTTGAGCTTGGAGGTCTTGTACTCCTCCCCAAGTAATTAAGTCCAGAAATGTTTGTGATACATTTATGACCACCACTCATAGCTTGGATTATTTGCCAAGCATTTACACCAATTGAGTCCAAAATATTTAATTCTTCTTCGTTTAGTGATTTGAATGGTTTGTTCATAATAGTTTCCACTTCATTTATGATCTGTTCTTTTCCTTCAACCTTTTCAAGTTTATTAAAAAACAAAGCCATTAGGTCTTTGTATGTAAATCCAACACTGGATTCGGTTGCCTCGGTTTCAGAAATCCACTTAATGGTTGATAGTGGAACTACCTTAGATTTTAATTGTGACTCCCATTTGGATAATACTTCTTGGGCGATATCACCCAAGTGAACTCCTTTGAGTTCTCTATCTGATTTAAAAGGATTACAAGATATTTGCAAAAGTCCCATTGGCCAAGCAATTGCCAAGAAGTCAGCGTCGGGATTATTCTTAAATGGTGTATATCTGTCGTATGATCCTGGTTTACCCATAAAACCAGCTCCGTATTGAACGATGATTCCATCCTCAACTCTTTTCTTGGGATAAGATTTCATCTTCTCGATATAATCTTCTTTGTTTTGTTCTAATTCTGATGGTTGAGCATATCCACCTTCTTTCATCAATCTTTTGATAACCGATAATATACTGATGATTGAGGGGTTTGCCTCAAGAACAATTGTTTCAAGAAAATTTGGTTTGTTCTTAAAGGCTAACAATAGTTTGTTGGTAACTAAACCTAATAACATCTTGTTTCTTTTAACAGACTGGTCTTTGTCCATTTTGAACAAGTATGTTATAACTTGGTCTATACTTATATCGTGTTTTTTGAATCCGGCGCTATCTACGGTAGAAATCAATTCCACATCATCTGGTGGAAATATTTCTTTTGGTGATACAACTTGTGATATTGTTTCGATATTGGATCTTGCTTGTCTGAATGATGTTGAGGTTCCTGTTTCAACACCCACTTGTGATAAGTGGTGATCGGTATGAATAACAAACATTACCTTTCCGTGGGCAAAATCAACTAATACTGGCATTATGTCTCCTGATGCATCTAATTTCTTTACCGCAAATTCTTTTTCTCCGTATTGGATAATTTCAGCATCAACAACTTTGATTCCATTATCCTCAAGATAATGTTTCATTGCAAGTGCCGTGGTAACTCCATCCAAATCCTGATGAAAGTATATTTTTGCCTTTTGGTATCTTTGGGAAAGGGCGTTGATATTACGAATACCTGATTCGGATATTATATTTTTCATAATTAAAATAATCTATTTAATATTTTACCAAGAATTCCCGAACTTATGTCGTTCAACATAGCTTTATCTTTTTCAGGCATCTTTGACATTGTATCTGGACCCCAAATACCATCAGCAGGTGAAACACCGATCATACTTTGATATTTGGATATTGCTTCCTCTGTTTTGGTTCCCGCCAATCCATCTGTTGCGATATTTGTTCCTAATCTCTTATTCAAAAATTCTTGAATATATTTGGTTTCGATAGCCGCTTGGTCTTGTTCATTCAAATTATACATTTGACGAATAGAATTCTTTTCTTCTTCTGATATAATAAATTTTCCCATTTTTTATCTATTTCTTCTTGGTCCGTGATGAACTGGTCCTCTCGGATTGTGGTTATTGTGGTAATGATATTGATTACTGTGATAATAATTATGATGCCAATTTGGTGTGTAATAGTATTCGTTCGGATAATAGTATCTTGGTCTTGGATCAACAACATAATCTGTTGTTACTAAACAACTAGTCAGACTCAAAAACAAAATTGACAATAAAATTAATTTCTTCATATTATTTCAAAGTTAACAAATACTTTAACTTATTGAATTCGCCCATCATTTCATCTCTGATATTTAATAGGTCGGTATCAACTTTTGGATCCAAAGTTTCTGACAATGAAACAAAGAATTCAACACTTGAGTCTATGAATTCTTGAACTGATATTTCATCAATATCTTGTCCTTCGATTGTATATCCACCACTATATGATGGTCTTCCGTGTTTACCCATACAGGTTTCAACATATGAATCAATCAAACCATCAAGAGCCGAATAAACACCACCATAAGCTTGGTGTTTGGCATATGATTTAGTTTGCCAATGTAAAAATCTTAATTGTTGTTGTATTTCGACTAGTTTTTTTATTACTTCTGCATTTTCCATATTAAAACTTTTCTTTATAAATACATCATTAAACAAAAAACGGAGGTCATTGACCCCCGTTTTCAAAACTTATTTCTGTTTGTTTTTTCTTATCCACAAATCCCTGAACTCTCTCTCGGGCAACTTCCGTATAATTTGGTGATAACTCTATTCCGATCCACCTTCGGTCCAATACTTCTGCCGCTACCATACTTGTCCCGCTACCAGCGAAAGGATCTAAAACAATATCATTCCTATATGTAAGAATCTTTATAGCTTTGGTTGGTATGTCCATACTAAAGGTGGCTTTAGTTAGTTGTTTGGTATCGTTGAGGTATTTCCACTGACCAAAGACCAATTCCATAAATTCCCTTTTTGCGTCTTCAGTATATATGGTTTTCTTTTTTCCATCCTCAGTATCAATTACTTCACCTTTCCATTGTGGTTCACCTTTAACCTTTTTAATATGATTCTTTTTATAACCAAGAATTACACACTCTTTTGGGTTGTAAATATAAGGGCTAGATGGACTCATCCAACTTCCCCAAGCTGTGGTCTTACTTCTGTGGGGACTATCTTCTTCAAGATCAACAACACCAAAGAACTTGAATCCAACTTTTTTCATCATTTGATAAAACTCAGACACAAAGAACACTCTTCCTCCTCTGTCTTGAACATTCACCTCATAGGGAATGTTGATAGCTACTCTCCCATCATCTTTAAGTAATCGATAAACTTCGGTTAACCATTTCTCAGTCCATTCCCAATACTCAGGCATCATAACATTATCAATATGAGTATCGTATTGGATTCCCACATTATATGGAGGACTAGTTACAACTAAATCTATGCAAGATTCAGGTATGTCTTTCATTAACTCAACACAATCCCCATTAATTATTTTACCCAAATATTTATCCATTCTGTTCCAAATTTTTAATTTTTCTATCCAAATAAAATAATGCTTTCTTTAAGTCTTCAATTTCCTTAGCAGGATCTTTTTTTCCTGATCTGACAATGTATTTCAACACATTAAAAAGATATGCATCTTTATCAAGACCAGTACCCTCAGCTATCTTAACCACTTCATATGGATTATCTCTACCTCCGTAATGGGAAGGATGGTTAACCATTTCTTTATTTTCCATATTAAACATCTTGTGGTTCTTGAACCAAGTTTTTAACCACCATTGATTCTTTGTCAACAACAAACCTAAAACTATTGATCAGTAGTTTTCCATCTGAATAATCACCCCTTTGTTCAAAGTTTGAACCTTTAACTTTAAAGGATAGATGACTAACTTCAATTCCTATTGGATCTAAATGTTTAACTTCTATGTTTGTAATATCAAAAAGGTCTTTTGGGTTGAATGTAAAATGTAATGGTTCAATGAATTCTGTTGTGAAAATCATTTCTTCCCCTTCGTTGAATATTTCATATTTACGAAAAAGGTATTCGGGAACTTCTATTCCAAAGAATTTGATTATAAACCTATTTTCCATTTTTGGTTCATAGGGATTAGGAGTTAAATTTAAATTTGGTTGCATCTTGTTAATATATTATTGTTTATTTTTTGTAACATAGTATCCAGGAAAACTCGGGTCTTCTTCAATAAATCCTTCTTTAACTAACTGATCAACAATAACTTTTGTTTCTTGCAAATCAGTATGAAGGATATACTTTCCGATATACCCAATGTAGACCGGTCTACGAAGTTTATTTAGAAGTTTTTTTAGATCTTTTTCCTTCACTTTCTTTTGGTTTTTCAGTGTTATCAACTTTTCTTCTGGTAACAGCTTTCCACTCACTTTTTGGAGCAAATGCCCAATTTCCTGAATTAACTTTAAGATCCGCCTCTTTGTCCTTGACGCGCGATAGTTCCCCATTTTTATCTTTAATTGTTTTCATTGTTTAACTTATTTAATATTTCGTTATTGGTTAATCCTTGATTATATAATTGATAAATTTTTTCAGATAAATCATCCGTGAAGATCAATGCTTCGGCATTGAATATTCTATTCAATGATTCATTCTTCTTTAAAGAAGATAACAAAGTTTCGAAAGAAATGTATCTTTTATGGAATCCCATAAAACAAAGTTAAGCAAATTTTTTGTAAGTTTCAACTACTCCTGATTGTAAAATATAACTTACAATTTTCCTTTTGAAAATTGGTAAAAGTGTTTCTTGTACTGGAAATTTTTCATTTGAAATTGCTTCAA